AGAGAGGTTAACTCCCTGTTATTTCCATTATATTAAATTCCAGTGTTTGTCTACACAGTATTGTAAGTTCTACACGTTAACGAAGCGTTTGTTCGGAAATGCGTTTTCTTTAACCTCTGTATGTTCCCTATACTTATCTCATTTCAGGATGTCTACTTTGGAGTTCGTGCGCCAATTGCCGTCATATTCTTTGATGCAACATGGCACGCCTTGCGATCTATATGCTCGTGGGCTTATCAATGCACTTTATCCAGAGGCACTACCATCTATTGATGAATACTCTCGCGGAATGTATGATATAGAACATCACTATACTGCATTCTATAAATATTCTCGTCCGCAATATCTCGAACAGGCTATCAAGCATCGACTTGAATCGAGTTCCCTTATCAAAGAAGCCCGAGCCATCGTCGAGTCTGAGCTCACTGAATCATTCACAGTTCAAGCTATCTCGATGTCTCATCTAGACGCGGTTTCTTTCGTTGGATCTTCGGCTGCCGGTTATGGATATGTCGGAAACAAACGCGACAACTATCTTGTCGCACGAGGACACGCTACGAGCAACCTTGCCAACTTCAGACGTTGGGGTAGTAAGCTTCGGCTTACGCCTTACAAGGCCTACTCCCGTACGCAACTTGCGCTAAGAGCGGATCCGAAAATCCGTCACGTGTGGGGAGCGCCCTTCCACACGATCTTAATTGAGGGTACCATCGCTCAACCGATCATAGTAAACCTGCAACTATACGATCAACCTATCTACATCGGAAAGGATATGTTCAAAGAACTTCCTTATACGCTGAATCGACTACTTCGTGATAACTTTTTCGCTTATTGTATTGATATCAGTGCTTTCGATTCATCTGTAAATCAGATCTTTATCGATTGGTTCTTCGACTTTGTCTCTAAAACAGTCACCTTTCCTAACGCTTTCACTCGATCAGCAGTCGACTACTGCCGATTCGAACTGAAACACACACCTGTTGTAATGCCAGACGGTAAGATGTACATCTGCCACACCGGTATACCGAGTGGCTCGTACTTTACTCAGCTTATCGATTCCTATGTGAACCTGATAATGCTTCGTGCTTGTCAGCTTTCCATTCTCGAGTCAGTCGTTCCGACCTACGTACTTGGCGACGACTCGATCTTCTGTCACCACAACCCTAACCATCTCGAATCTTTTCGAGTCCTTTTCGAAGAGTTCGGTTTCAAACTGAACGTTCGAAAGACCATCGTTTCGAAGAGTTCCCAAGAGATTGTGTTCCTTGGACACAACTTCTACGGTTCTCGACTAACTCGAGACGACTTCACACTCGCTTGTCTTGCAATCCACACTGAGACTCCAATTGTTAACAGTTCTCAGACTGTTGTCAGACTCGCTTCTTTGCTGTACGACAGTGGTCACAATTCTTTCTTTCTAATGAATTTGTTAACTGCTGCTATCAAGAGGTACGGCTCACCCCGTCCCCTTCATCCACCGTACGTGCAATTGTTTATGTTGAGTTGAAATGAAATAAAGAGCC